GGCGGTATTCAGCCCTGACCGAAGATACCGCTACAAACTCACCACGGTTTGGGATGAAAGCAGGCCGGTGCTTGTTGGCCTGTTCTGCAACCCCAGCATTGCCGATGAGCGCCGAGAAGATAATACGGATAGGTTATTCCGCGCTCGGGCGCGGAAGCTGGGCTATGGCGGCGTCTGCATGATCAACATGTTTGCCTTTGTTAGTACCGATCCCACTCAGCTTTGGGAAGAACGTGATCCGGTAGGTCCGGATAACGACCGCCATATAATTGATGTGTGCAAGACACACGCCGATATATTTTGCGGTTGGGGAATTCACGGAAACCACAACGGCCGCGCCAATAGGATTATTGCAATGATCAGGAAATACGTTGATCAGCGGAACAGCTTCTACTGTTTGAAGCTCACCAAAGACGGCCAGCCAACGCACCCGTTGTACGTTCGCAACAGCACGCCGTTGACTCTTTGGGATGTGTAAAATGGTTCCCTGCCAGCATTCACCGGAAGCGGTGCTTATTTTGCGGGACTTGAAGTTCGGCCCAGCCAACATTCACGATATCCGGTTCTTGATCGGCGTTTCACTGCGAGGTGCCTACCGCCATATACGTGCGTTACGTACAGCGCAGCGCATTCGGATAGTGGGGCACGAAAGAAAGAACGGGGGGTGCCCGCTGTACGGATTGAAAAATCATGATGATGAGCCGGATGCAAGACGCCCTGTGCCGTTGACATCAGCTCAACGCATGCAAAGGGTTCGGGTAAGGAGGGGTGGTAAATCTTGATTGCATCTTGAGCAAAAAAAGAATACGCTATGCGCGACTAAAATAGATACTGAGTAGTCGGAGGTTTGTCGCGCATGGCGTTACCACATAAAGGCACGTCCAACTTACGGAGACCACAGAAAGGACAACGGTTCGGCGGCCGTCAGAAAGGCACGCGCAATAAGCTGACTATCGCCGTCAAAGAAGCGATAGAAACCGCGTTTGAGAAGCTCGGCGGTGCGAAGTATTTGATCGACATTGGCAGGTCTGATCCCCAGGTCTTCTGTTCATTGCTCGGCAAGATTCTGCCTAAGGAAATTGTAGGTGCTGGTGGTGGTCCGTTGCAGATTGCCGGTGTGGTCTCGATCTACATGCCAGACAATGAACGCCGCAATGATGCCCCGATGCTTGTTCAGCTACCCAAGACCAACAAGCTGTTCATCAAGCCGCGAGGGCGTGCTTGAACGCACCTCTTGCGTTGGGATTGCAGATAAGACCGCAGCCGGGGCCACAGGAGGCGTTTCTTTCTACCAACGCAGACATCGCCATTTATGGTGGTGCGGCATTTTCTGGCAAGTCCTTCGCGCTGCTCCTCGATCCGCTGCGGCATATTCATGACGGCGATTTTGCGGAGGTGATCTTCCGCCGAGAAACGACGCAGATTCGCAACCCCGGTGCGTTGTGGGATGAAAGCCTAAAGCTCTACCGTCCGTTTGGTCCCAACTCGCTAGGCAGCCCTCTCGAGCACCGATTTCCCTCCGGTGCTGTTGTCAAGTTTGCCCACCTTGAGCACTTCGATTCTGTCTACGCGTGGGACGGTGCGCAGGTTCCGGTAATTGGTTTTGACCAGCTTGAGCACTTTGAGCGCTCACAGTTCTTCTACATGCTGTCGCGCAACCGTGATCCGAGTGGGAAGATCAAACCGTACATTCGTGCAACCTGTAATCCCAACCCCGACTCATGGCTGGCCAAATTCATCGAGTGGTGGATTGACCAGCGGCAGACATTACCGGACGGCACGCCCAATCCCAAGTATGGCTACGCAATATGGGAACGCGCGGGCAAAGTGCGGTGGTTTGTGCAAATGGAGGACATAATCCACTGGGGCAATACACGGCAGGAAATATTCGAGCAGTTTCGCATTCCAGGTCTACCCGATGACCATCCTGAGCAGCCACGGCCGTTGTCTGTCACGTTTATTCCTGGTCGCATCTGGGATAACAAGATTGGTATGGCCAGGGACCCGGGCTACCTGGCGAAGCTCAAGGGAATGCAAAAGGTTGAGCGCGAGCGCCTGCTTGGTGATTACGAACTGGGTGGAAACTGGAAAATCAGCCCCGCTGCTGGTCTGCTATTCCGTAAGGAATGGTGCACCCCCCTGCCAGCCGCGCCGAGCGGGCTTGAGGCGGTTGTGCGCTACTGGGACTTAGCAGCGACCGCGCCGATTGAACAAGGCCGTGAGCGCAAGCCTGCGTGGACTGTAGGGGTCAAGCTGGGGCGCTACGCCAGCATCGAACGGTCAGCAGCGAAACGCTTTGTCATTCTGGATGTGCGTCGCATGCAGGACTCCCCGGCTAACGTGCGTAAAATGATTAGCAATACGGCACTAGCCGATGGGCACGGCGTTCGTATCGGCGTGCCGCAAGACCCCGGGCAGGCCGGCAAGGATCAGGTGCAGCAGATGGTCGGCATGCTTGCCGGGTTTGACGTGCGCACCACCATTGAATCCGGGGACAAGGTCACGCGCTTCAACCCGTTTTCCGCGCAGTGCGAGGTAGGCAACGTTGATTACGTCGAAACGGTTTCGGAGGACTATTTGCTGTCCCTGGAGAACTTTCCTGACGGGGTAGTGAAGGACGATGCGGATGCAACATCCGGCGCGTTCCGTGAACTGATGTTGTATATGCCTACCGATGTGCGTTTTGGTTCCGATGCGGCGGAGGCAACAGCTACGGCAGATGAAGGCTCACCGTGGAACTTACCGGCGTAATCTGAAAGGGTTGATCGATGGCTACTAACCGCTGGCGGTTGTTCGTGGATACTGTAACGGCCTTCCTACCGGAGGGCTTCCCGTTTGTATCTGCGCGAACCGAACCGTTGCTGGCGGCAGAGGACGCCATGAAGCGGGCACAGGTGATTGTCGATCCCTCGCGTATTCTGTCCGGTTGGGTATTTGCCCCCTATAACCCCTCGGCGTTGGTCACGCGCAAGGGCCTGGGTATCTTCGATCACATGAAGCGCGATGAGCAGATCAAGGCGTGCTTGTCGTTCAAGAAGGCCGCGATGCTGTCGTCTGGTTGGGAAGTTCTGTCCCCCGGTGATCAGGATGAGGCGTGGGAAGTTACGGAACTGGTGCGCGATAACTTCAACCACTTTCCGGATGGGTGGGACAGGGCGCTTAAAAAGATCCTGCTGGGGATTGATTACGGCTACAGTGTGACCGAGAAGATCTACGCGGAGCCTGAGGTAGGTGAGTTGACAGGCATGCTCTTGCTGCAGCGTTTGTCTTCGATCAAGCCCCACTACATCGACTTTATCAATAAACCTACCGGTGAGCTTCTGTCGGTGATCCAACGGTTCGTACCAGGATCGGCCAAGGAGGTGGAATTCCCGGTCGACAAGTTTGTGATCTACTCGCACGACAGCGAATTCGAGAACCACTACGGACGTAGCGAGCTTGAATCCGCGTACCGTCCTTGGTGGGTGAAGGACAACACCTATAAGTGGTTCGCCATCTTTCTGGAGCGCCACGGCATGGCCCCGGTGTTCGGTATGTACAACCCGAACGTTTATCAGGGGCAGCAGCTCGAGGAACTGAAGAAGATAATTAAGAACATCCAGAGCGCGACGATGGGGATCATCCCGCGCAACCAGCCCGATGACCTGGAGATGTGGTCGCAGCAGATCAGCGCGCAGTCACGGGACATCTTCTTGAGCGCCATGTCCCGCTTCGATGCGGACATCGGCCGTGCCATCCTGGTGCCGTCCTTGATCGGCGCGACGTCGGATTCTACGGGTAGTGGGGGCGAGCAAGCAAAGGGGAGCTTTGCGCGGAGCCAGACGCATTTTGATCTGTTCATTATGACCGTGAAGGAGCAGCAGCGCCTACTCGCGACTGTGGTGAACGAACAGATCGTGAAGCAGCTCTGTGATCTGAACTTCCCAAACCTGAAGACGTATCCCGAGTTCCACTTCTTGCCGCTGGATGACGAAGTAAAGATGGAGTTGTACACTCTGTGGGCGGCACTGGTCGCTGAGAAGATAGTCAACCGCCTGCCGGATGATGAGACACACATCCGCAAGGCGCTGAACTTCCCGGAGAACGAAGATCCGGTGGTTGAGATGTTGCCCGCCGATAAGCCAAGGCCTGGCTTTGATGAGGAGGGACGGCCGTTCCCGAAGCCGGCGGCTGAACCGGTGCCGGAGGTGGAGCAGACCGAGGAGATGCGGCAGTTTGCAGAGGAACACGACGCGGTGTGGGTGCAGTATGGTGGGGGTGTGGTGTGCGTGCCGAAGCTTTTCTGATTAACAATCGGATAGTCCAACCCCTCGCCCACGCCGACGCGCACGGGCGCGTATACGAGTACGGGCATGCGCATGACATGCCCTGCTGCTTCGCCGATAAGGGCTACTACGAGCAGGTCAAGAGCGAGCTGGACTCGATGGAGCAGCGCTCGCTCAAGCGGTTCCGCGAGGTGTTGATGCTGGCCCGCGACGCGCTGATCTCCCGCGTCCTGCGCAGCCTGCCCGACCCTCGCGGATTCCGTCTCAAGGGGCTGCGGGACTTTCGTTTCGAGGTGCGCGATATGCTGGAGCGCGCAAGCAGGCGCGGTGGCGTAGATGCCCGGCGCGAGGTGCGGGAGGGACGGCGGGCGGTGAAGGAGCACGCCTTCAACCCCGATCAGCCTAGGGATGAGCAGGGGCAGTGGTCCGAGACTGGTGGGGGTGGTGTAGCACATTCTGCACAAACAATCGGCTTTGATAAATCACCTTGGGACTACGCACGCTATAAAAATGCGCCTGACAATCGACAAGATATTATGAGTGTTGCAGATGCAAACAAGATACGCGATGAGCTGCGTGTGCAAGGGAGATTGAACAGTGATGGCCGTACAGTGTCGTTATATCACGTCACATTAACCGAGCAGGAGACTTTGGCGGCCATCGAAAAGAACGGATTAATTCCGGGAGCACAAAAAGCTCCGGGACAACCCTTTAAGGCGATGCATTCTGCCTATGCGACTTACTTTCACTCTAGTCTGGACGCAGCAGAAGCCAACGTTGAGCAGGCGGGCGGAGATGAAGTGCTCGGCAACTATGCGGTAATAATTGAGGCGCGAATTCCAATTACACCAAAGTCTCTTATTCGCCTTTTGCCTGACGAGGATGTATCGCTCAATCGCAAAGATGGAGTTAAAGCTTTGCTTGAGACTTCTGCAGTAGCTTATGTTGGTGGCGTTCCGCCATCTGCGGTTAGAATGCGTCGTTCGAGCAAAAAATCTTATGCCGCCCCCGCACCCTACCGCCCACGCAACGCCGCGGCGTGGATGCGCGAAAAGGAGTTCTACGTAACTGATCTGCTGGACTCCGCGATCACGGAGAGCGTGCGCGGCATTCTGGTCAATGGATTAAAAACCGGGGAGCTGAATGCCGTTGTTGCGGATAAAATCTGGACAGTGTTCGAGACCTACATCGGCGACCCGACCGTCCTGCGCGATGGCGAACCGCTTTCCCCTGCGCGCCTAGAAACCATTGTGCGCACCAACCTGACCGAGGCCTACAACCACGGGCGCATGATGGAATACACCAGCGACGACATGCTCCCGTTCCTGACTGCCATTCGCTACAGCGCGATCCTGGACGAGCGCAC